CCACCATTGTAGAGCCATTCATCCAGAGATGCTGCCTCCCAAATGGGGTAGAAGTGAAGACCAATTGCGTTGGAAGAAGGAACAACAGCACCAGAAATGATGTTGTTACCATACATTAGTGAACCAGCAACAGGTTCTCTGATTCCGTCAATGTCCACAGGGGGAGCAGCAACGAAAGCAGTAATGAAGCATACGGTAGCTGCCAACAGAGTTGGGATCATCAGCACACCGAACCAACCAACATACAGACGGTTGTTAGTTGAAGTAACCCACTGGCAAAATTGTTCCCAGGTGGATTGTGATTGTTGTCTTGAAAGTGTTGTAGCCATTTTGAAAAAGGGTTATGTATTAGTACGGGGTGGTACTGGGTATAGTATTCCCACTCTACCCTCCAGAGTGGGTATGAAGGACTGTTGTTTAGACACGCTGTTTAGTCCTGGTGAGGCGTGTTTGAATGGTGAGGAAATCCTCACCTGTCCATGTATTTATATTAAGGCATAACCCACCATCTGTCAACCACTTGACACCAGTTCAAAAACTGTCTAGAATGGGCTTGTCTAGGATGATAAAGGATTACTTACGTTTCTTTAAAGCTTTAAATACCTTAGAATCAATTTTAGGATTACCTGTCTTAGGCATTGCCTTAGCACTGATAGGATCAAGTTTATCAAATCTCTTAGAAATCTTTTCACCATCAACTAGATCTGGATGTCTACCATTAATTAATTCAGGTGGTTCATTTTCAGGAAATACTGGTTTAACATCTTTACTAAAGAATTCATCAGGAGATTTTAATCTCCCTGTAACCTTAGAAATTTTTTCATTATGTTTTGCTTTTAGTTCATAATTTTCATTACGATTTCTTCTTCTATCTGGTCTTACTGTTCCAGCAGTTGTGCTGTCTAGACCATATGAACCTAATCTTCCAGATACAGGATCAATTATTTCATCAGAACTAATATTATCTTTTTTAAGTGCTCCCTTACTACCAAGACCCATCTTGATAATTTCACTTCTTATCATTCTCTGAGCATCAGGACTTAATTTAGACATAGGAATCTTTAAGTGAGTGATGACATCACCTCTAATATTTGGAGGATATCCTGCCATACCACCAGTATTTGGAGCATCATTATAACTTTGATCAGGAGAAGTTTTTTTCATATCACCTGATGTCATTTGCATTATATCTCTTAATGCATGAACTGTATCTGACAAGAATTTATTTGGATTGAACCTCATTCCAGTTCCAGGAATATCAATTCCAGGAATCTCATCAGGATCTGCACTTTTATTATTCATGTAAGCATGATCCATATAATAAAGATATGGTTCAGAACCATCCTTTGGAACAATCATTTGATATTGAGCTTGACCTTGTGCTGCAAGAGCATTACCAAATCCAAGTGCAGGAACTTGTCTATTAAAATAAGGTATATTTACACCACCAACAGTATCAAATGGTTGAAATGTGGTGTTTTCCTTATAGTATGCTAGTTGTCCTTTTGGTCCAATATTAGATTTTACTTTACCATCTGATCCAACAAAAATATTATCATCAGCATAAGCAACAGGACTGCTTACAATAGGAATTCTTCTAGGAGAACCATATCCTTCAACAAACAATACTGGGTTTAAACCAAGTGCCATTGTATTGATATATTGTGGTGGAATTGTATCTGGGTCAATAACAATTGGTCTATTAATAAGAATAGATTTAGCAATTGGAATTGCATAATTTAATGCTCCACCTCCTACTGTGGTATAGGCATCTACATCAGCATTAGGATCATATCCAACAAAATTTTCTGCTTTATCAAATTTACTTGCTAGTCTTCTGAGTTCAACTTGTTCAGAATTGGAGAAGTTAGATGCTAGTTCTTCAGTATCTAAAATTTTATACATAAAACCTGGTAAGGTTTTATCAATGGGTTCTGGAACAACTTTACCCCAGTAATAATCTGCAAAAGTATCACCAAATAAAGCACCTTTTCCTGTAATGTTACCAGGACTTATCATTTGCATAAAATCTGATAGTGAATAGAGAATTGCATTATATTCAGCTGCATTTGCCCCTGTTAGTTTTCCACCTTGACGACTGCTAATATCATAAAGTCTTCTAGTTAAATTATGATATCCTTCAATCATATCATTATAATTATTTGCTAATGAAGTATCTGTATATCTTCCACCACCCCTTTCATTAAAAGTATCTGCAAAACTCTGCAAAAAAAAGTAATATACATGTTCTTCTGACCAATCACCACCTGGATTTATATTTGAGTGATGCTTTTGCATCATCATTTCAGCCCAATCATAAGCATTTTCAGTAGTAAGAAAAGCATAGTAATCTTCAGCAGGATAAAGTTTGTAATATCCAATCCTTGTTTTTCCAGTTAATGCTACAGGTGCTCTACTTTGCATCCAAGCATAAACCATTTGCTTTTGTGCAGGAGGTGCATCAATATAAGAGTCATCTTCTTTATTCAATCCATAATTAGGAATTCTTCCTTGTGAAGTAACATTCCTCATTGCAGTATCAAGATCTACCTTTAATTGATCATCTGGATCAAAGATATTTTGAATGTCTTCATTAGAAGCAAGTTTTGCTGGATCAGACCAAAACTGAACTTCTGCTGATTTTTGACCTGCCTGATAACTTTTTGGATCAAAGTTTTTCAGATTAACTTCACCTGATGGAGGTTCAACAAAATTAGGTTGTTGTCTAAACCAATCATAAAAATCAGTGGCACCAAACTCTCCTGGTTTAAGACCTTTGTTCTCTAATTCTTGTCTATATGCTGCTGATGCTGCTTCAATCTGTGTTTTCTCAGGCAGTGTCTCATCATATGTCATTGCCCTTTGTACATCATCAAACTTTTGTCTATCAGTTGATGCAATTGTTTTCTGAATCTGATCTTTAACCCTATCAGAAATAATTTTATTTTCTGGAAATGCTGTGTCAATATACTCATCAGATGCTGCAAGCATATCATCCAATCTTTTTTTCTTTTCTTCTGGTGTTAATCCACCACTCCCATCATTGATAAAAGATACTGCCTCTGGACTATCAAGAGGTAAAAATACACTTAGGGGTGCTCTTCTTTGATATCTAACACTTTTAATACCATAATTGTCAAATCCAACACCATCATTAATTTGTTGATAAAGCATATAAGTGAAACCTTCACCTCTTGCATATGAAGGAAGTGTAATTGAGTAATCTTTTAATCCATCATCAGTGCTTCCAATTGGAATAATAATGTCAGAGTCTGCTGAGAGAATAAGTTCATTACTTTGATTACGTGTAATTGATCTGAATGTAGAACCACCTGGTGGTAAGTAATAAAGTCTTAACTCTTCTCCTTCAAGATCAGGATCTTCACCACCATTATTATCATTACCTCTAATTGCATTAATGACAAATGTATCAAACTTTGAGGAATCAATTGGTTTGAGAATTGCCCATCTTGGTTGACCATCACCTTGAAAAGCAAGATGATCTCCAATATCAAATCCACCATCATCACCAGAACCAGAACCACCACCTCTTACTACTGTTTTTTCAAAGGCAGCATCTCCAGCAGCATCCTCAAAACTATCAGATGTCTCTGTGCTTATAGTCTCTAGATTAGTCTCTCCTGTTGCTGGAAGGGTGGTAAAATATACATTACCTGTACTCATACCCTCAGTAACATTACCTCTCCAATTAGAGTATTCTGGACTGTGTTTATCTCTAAGCGCAGTAAGTTCTTTTCTTTTATTATATTCTTGCAATAATTTTTTTTCTTTATTCTGCTCGCGTATTTCTTTAACACGAGACATGTCAATATGCTTTCTTGCCCTGGTGTATAGATTCATCAGTACCTAAACTGCTCAACGTAGTCTAATATCTTATTTAGGTATTGGTCTGCAAGGAACTTATATTCAGAGGGAGCATTCTCTTCCCTCAGTTCATCTTTAATTTTAAAAAGTTTTGATTGAATTTCATATCGAGTAATCTGTCCCCTCGGCATCATCTAATTCCTTTGATATTTTTTCAAGTCTACCTGATCTTTTTTCCCAGGTATCCTTCTCACCATATATATGACCTCTTTTATGACTTGGATTGAGACAATCATGAAAGTCTTTCAATCCACACACAAGATTGCTTAAGGTTTCTTCATCACCTTTTTGTCCTGTGTTCCAAAAGTGTTGTCCATTTAACCATATCGCCCCACATCTGGGGCACTCAACCCTTGAGAAGGATAAGTCTGATACTTCTTTGTTCAATGGATTGCATGAGTAGAATATAAAGGTTATTTATGTTCAACAAGTTACAAATATAAATTGCTAAATACACGCACGGTATCCTCCTCAAAAAAATATGAAAAGGTTTATTCCTTTAATTATGCTTTTGATGGCAGCACCTGCTAATGCAGGAGGTCTGGTCCATAAAATGAGTTCAAGTGTCCAATTGACTGTAGATTCCGCAAGAACCACTGCGACTAGACTGGGTTCTCAATACAGTGTATCTGGATCTAATGTGAACACAACTGATGGAACTACAGCAGGAACTATTTCTGCAGGAACCATCACTAGTGGTGTTATGGCTCCTGGTACAATTTCTGCTACTCAAAAAACTGCTGGAGAAGCATTCTCCTTTAGTTCTTCTTATTTGCAAGGTGATGCAGTACCAACTTCAGCAGCTGCTGTAGGTGCTGTTGGCAACTTCTCCAGTCAGACTTCTCATGCTGCTGGTTCTGCTGGTGATTTAGCAGGTTCAATTTCTACCACTGGTGCTATTTCAATTACAGCTGGTGGAGCTGGTTCTACTGCTGTTGGCCAATTTGTGTCGGAGATCACTGTTATAGATTGAGGTACATCATGAAACATTTGTTTCTACTGACCTTACTAGTGGGATCTCCAGCAATGGCAGTTCCAGTAGTACCAAATTTTACACAGGGCTCCATGACAAGCCACACAGAGACAACATCAAAACAGACTGAAACGATTAACTCTATAGACTATGCAACAGGATGGCAATACACAGTATCTGGGACAAATGTATCCAACAATGGAGCATCACTTTTACCTCCAACAGTCACAAACAATGTGACAACAACCCCATTAGGAGGTATAGAAGGAACAGTGACAAGTTCAGCAAGTGGATTGAACTTGAACAATTCAAACTTTACAATTACAAATCCAGGAGCAGCATTTCAATTCACCACAACCTACCAGGGTCCAGGGGTGACAAATCAAACTGTAATTCAAAGAGTGACAGAGGTTACAAGCGTAACAGATACTACAAGTATCTTCACGCAATAGCAGCACTAACTATTGCTTCACCTGTAAATGCTGCTGATGTTGGTGGTGTATCAGCAACAGCAAACCCAATTGCAAATAGTTCTGGTTCAGTCACTAATCAGGCAATTCAAGTTTTACAGGGACCGTACATAACCAACGCATATGGGGGTGGGATCAGTTGTCAAGGTCCCACTGCTAACTTTACCCCATACATTACTCATGCACGTAATGATAAGGATCCATTTGAAACCTTCTACATGGAACCTCAGTATGACAACAGAGATTTTGAAGGAAGATTAGTAGAAGTTCAAAAGAACGTTAAGAACTGGCCTTGGGAATCACATTATGATGATAGAACCTATACGAATGCAGAGGGTGAAACTGTAAGAGCATATGAAGATGGTGCTGACATGACAATCACTGTCATGGAAATGCAAGGTGATGGTGTTCCTGATAATCCAGGAAGTCAACTCTGGCAGAAACCAGTAAGGACTGGTATGACCAGAAACTATAGCACCAGTGTTGGTCTCTCTGCCACACTGTCTCTACCCCTTGATGGTGGATTACAAGAACGTTGTAAAGCAGCAGCAGATACTCAGATTGCTTTACAAGGTCAAATGCTTGCCAATAAGCGCTTAGACTTTGAGCTAGCTCGTCTTAAGAATTGTGGAGAATTGATGAAGGCAGGAATTCAATTTCACCCCAGAAGTCGTTATGCTGCTATTTGTTCTGATATCATAGTTCAGAATGTAAATGTGATTCAACAACACACTCACTCTATTCCACCTATTTCTTCAGTGGGCGAACAGAGCGCAGTGCCTTCACAGCCTGATTCCTCTGACGCTGTTCAGCAATCCTCTCAGCAGACGATTGTACCGGGATCTTCTTACCCCGTAAGGTTGCAATCTTCTTCATTACCTTCTTCACAGTCGGTTTCACAACCTTTAACAGAAGGTCAGCAAGAGGCTTTGCAAGCAACGCAGAACTTGTCGCTACCACAGCAATTGAGGCGGTAGTTGTTATCGTACCAGCTGAAGGTATGTTTTGTACAATTTGATCAGGAATTGATAACTTCTCAAACACAGGGATACATTCTTTTCCGACTGTTTCATATCTAATAATTTTTCTATTACCCTCTAGGATTTTTCCTACAGGGTCTTTTAATTGCTGTGCCCTGGTAGGACACTCAGGTAATGGTGCTTCTGTCTTTGGAACTGCTGGTGCTGGTGGTGCCTCAGGTGCTTCAGGTTTTGGTGGTGCTTTAATTGGTGGTGGAGGTGGTGCCTCTTGAGTGATATCTAATTTATTTGCATCATAATCTAAAGCATTATATGTAGGTGTCCCTGCATCACACAGAGTCATTGTTCCTTTATCATCCTCATCTCTGAGACTCGTATTCTCATTACTATCCTTATGTGCAGTAACACACCCAGGAATATTCACAATAGGAATTCCTATCTGAGAAGTAACAGGAGGGTAGATTGGTATTGCTTGTGGTGGATCTGTTGTTAACCATCTGGGCATTTCAGGTATATCAACATCACCAATCCTAAGATTGTTCAATCTAATATCAGGAATTGGCATTAACAATCACTAATCATAGAATTTACAGTAGAACCTGCTGCAGAACCAAGATTTTGTCCAAGTAATAATGCCCAACCAGATGCTAACCATCCAACATATGGGATGTTTGATACTGCAGGGACAAGGACACCAGCAGCAATACTAGTTCCTGCCATTGCACCTTGTGACTGTGCTCCAGCGTCCGCCACTATGCACTCTACGTTTTTGGCACTTAACTTTCCCTCATCATCAATTGCACCTCCTATATTTCTGGTGCCTTCTCTAGTGTATTGATCACGTCTGTATTCTGTTCTTTGCTCTCTACCACCACCAAAAACACCTCTTCTTTCCTTATCTAAATCAAGTGATCTTTCAGACTGTAATACTTTTGGATCATCAGAGCGATATTCAATTTCATATCCATCCTTACCTGCTTTGATTTTGTAAGATGAATATGGACCTCTTGGAATATTGATTGTAGGCACAGTGGCTATGGTATCAGCAGGTCTCCTGATGACATATCCCAATAAACCTATGTGTGCTATGCCAACAATGCTTAGAACACCTATGGCACCATACTTGATTGCTTTATTCATTTTTTGAAGGGGATAGCAGAACCACCTAATCCACTAATTCCACCAGTTGACGCAGGAAGTTCAGGCATTGATGAATCAACAATACCTGGAAGTGCATCAGCAACTCCCTGAGTGGCAGCTTTGATGATATTTGCTTTTGCACCTTCAATAATTGCTGCTCTATTCAAATAAACATAACCTGTTGCACCTACCAATGTGATAGACACAACACCAGAAAAAATTGAGATGACATTAACAATTTTCTGCATGATTTAAACTACTATAATAATGTATATAGTAGGTTTTATTTTTTCTTAGCTTTGTCTTTTGTTTTGTTATAGATGATTACTTCAGTTCCATCATGTGTGAAAACTAATTCATCATCATGGTCCCAACAAAGCTCTTCATAAAGAGCATTAAGTTTTTCCATGTCTTCATAAAGAGCATTGGGATTGGTCATCAGTAAAGTTCCTCTTCTTTTTCTGTTTCAATTACACAATCTGAGGTTGGATAACTGACACAAAGAAGTGCAAAACCTTCTGCAATCTGGTCATCATCCAGGAAAGATTGATCTGACTGGTCAATTGTACCAGAAACTACCTTTCCTGCACAAGAAGAACAGGCACCAGCACGACATGAATATGGCATGTCAATACCTTGTGCTTCTGCCTCATCTAAAATGTATTGGTCATCAGGGCAATCAATAGTGTGAGTGCCATCAGGTGTTTTGAGTGTAATAGAATAGGTCATTTCTAGTTATTTTACGTGAATTGTGCCAACCATTCCTGCGCCTTGATGAGGACCACAGAAAAAGTCATAGTCACCAGCATCAGCAAATTTGATGTCTTGTGACTCACCAGGATTAAACATAAGTGCTTCTCTAGAAAGATCAGCACGACCCTCTACAATAATATTGTGAGGAGGTAACATACCATTAACGAAATGGATAGTGTCACCTGCATCAATTGTAACATCAGATGGGTCAAAAATCAAGTTACCATTTGATCCCATAGTGATATCTACTGCCCAAGTTGGAGCAGCAAAAAGAAGAGTAGCAAGTAAAGCAAATAAAAATCTCATTGGATGTACCTCTCTATGACTTCTAGTTGATCATGATAATGTGCCATTTGACCTAATTCTTTTTCAATGGCTTCCATCACATCTGGATGCTCACCAATCCCAACAGGATTGTTGAGATAAACTTCTACATTCATTTTATGTTTAGCAATCTGACCCTTAGCATGTTGGATCAGTGCAGCAATCATTTTTTCTCTAATTGGATTCATACTAATGTACCGTGTTGTCTTCTAATTTCTCTTAATTGTTCAAAGTCTTTTTGCTTGGTTCCTCCATCATATTCCCAAGCATATCCCTCTGTAATCATTTGTTCATTGAGGGACAATTCTGCGTCCCCAATGTATAACCAGCCAAGAAGACGCCCATATTTCCCAACGCCACCAACAAGTTCAGTCCTAACAGACAACTCATCGTCACCAGATATAGCACCCTCCAACTTTTCTTTGAGCCAGTTGGTTGCATCTTTACCTAACTCCTTTTCTTCAAGGTCTCTGGTTCTTTTTTCTGGCGTATCAACTCCTGCAACTCTAACTCTTTCTTTCTTGTATAGGTCAAACCCAAGATCAATTGTGACATCAATAGTATCACCATCAAGTACACGATTAATCTCCACTACTCTGAAGTTGTAGCAACTCTTCCTGCTGGGTGGCGTCATGGCTCCCATGTGCTTCCCTCTCATCAATGCCTAATATATAGACAATTATGTATAGTGTAGCACACAAAAGTATGGCAATCATGACAATGACAGACCATACTGGATCATTGTGATTTTCAAGAGGACGTAAAAATAAATTCATAGGTTGAGTGCTGAATCAAATGCTTCTTTTGCAGACATAAACATAAAATGAACACCACCAGGATTCTGTTCATATATATGCTCACCCATCACAAAACCTAAGGTGTCATCCTCTGGACCACAATCAGGTCTTAATCCAATTGGTTCTACAAAATAGATGCCTGCATGAGCAATGGTCTTCCAACCAATCTCAACAAACCCCAACTCTCTTAGAGCACATTCAAGTTTGAGTGAGTAACATGCTTCTTCTAATTTCATCCCCTATATTTCAAAGGCCAGGTAATATGAAGTATGTAACAAAGTAATGATATAAAACTGAAAACAAACAAAGCGCTCATGGGTTTCTTCTATCAATTCCTAAAGAGTCTAAGTATTCTAACCACCAGTCTTGGTCTTTTATATATCTCCAGTTTGGAACTTCTTGACCAAGTTCAACAACATAATACTGATAGAGAGCATCATCTATAATCTGTGCGACTTGTAAACTCCTCTTCATCCTCGTCAACGTCTGCATATGGGTTTTCCACATATGGTCCGTGTGGTTTTTTGGATTCTGCTCTGACATATCTTTGTTCATCATTGATTGCTGAAATCCATAGACTTAGCTTCATAACAATCCAGATAATTCCAATTGGGAGAAAACAAGCAAGTAATATAAGAGGTTTCATTTGTCTTTCTTTCCAAATGGTTCCCAGTGCTCCCAACCATATTTATGAACTAGGTCCATTCCTATGATAGGAACAACTATTAGAATGTATGCTAAAAAACCCAATGCTGGTAGTGATTCCATCCAGTGGCGAACAAATAGTATCATTCTGGTTCTCCTTTTATATCGCAGGTTAACTCACAGTCATCTCCTGTAAATTCAGAGTCTGGTATGAATGGATCAGAACCACATACAGCACTCCTACACCATCTAGATTGTAACACTTCTTGGGGAGCAACCGTGGATTCTTCCTTATCTTCCCCAGACATCCCACCTGTCCTTAAAATAGAAGTTGACATCTACCAAAGTTCCAGTAGGTGTTGGTTCACTAGACTCTGCCCATTTGTGGCAAAATTTATGGATATCTAATGATCCAATAACTGCCCTTGGTCCATACATTCTGGAAAAGGCACACATTGCAAATCCATATCTATGCTTGATTTCTTCTTGATCCATCTGCTAATTCCCTCCTTTTACAGGTGGTCTCTTCAAATAAGACAGGGTGTGCTGTCCCATTACCATCATAGGCATCTGATTCATAATAGACATTTTCACCTTTGATGAAACCAAAACAAAGGGTGATTAATACAAAAGGAATTGATATCCAAAGAAGAACTTCACCTAACATTGTGACCTCCAAACATATATCTCATACCATTTAAAATACGACTACCAAAATTTCCTAGTCCTCTTGAGTTAAAGCGCTCATACAAAGCAGAACTAATAACAGGGGTGGGAACACCAAGATCAACAGCGCTGCTGACAGTCCACCTACCCTCACCAGAATCTGATACTCCTCCAGAGAACTTATCCAGTTTAGGATCACTCCGTAGGACACTCGCAGTAAGATCAAGTAACCAACTGCCAACGACACTACCCCTGCGCCATAACTCAGCCACTTCAGCAACATCAATGTCATAGCAATAATTTTCTGGGTCTGCCATGGGAGCAACTTCTGCGTCTCCTTGTCCAACATAATTCTTTCCTAAATCTGCTGAATTAAGGATATTGAATCCCTCAGCGTATGCTTGCATGATGCCATATTCAATTCCATTATGTACCATCTTTACAAAATGACCTGCACCTGATTCACCACAATGCAACCAACCATATTCAGCAGACGATGCATGAGTCAATGGATCAGTGCGGGTTGCAGAGGCAATGCCAGGTGCCAATGCCCTGAAAATGGGGGCACAGACAGATACTGCTGTATTTGTACCACCAACCATAAGACAATATCCACGCTCAAGACCATACACACCACCAGAAGTGCCACAGTCAATATACTGGATGCCCAGTTTGCTAAGTCTTTGTGCCCTTCTCCTTGTATCTTTAAAATTGCTATTGCCATGATCAATAATAATATCACCTTCTCCACAGTATTGTAGAAGTTCATCAATAGTATCCTCAACGTTTTCTGCTGGTACAACCATCATAAAAATGCCTGGACCATCACGCTTAACTTCCTGACAAAGATATTCAATTGATGTAGTTACACCATCTACATAACCATTTTCAAATGCTTCCTCTGCCTTTTCATAATTTCTTCTATAACCCCAGACTTGAATCTCATCTGCCATCATGCGACGAGACATTCCTTCACCCATCCTACCTAAACCAATGAGTCCAACCTTCATCTTATCCTCTCAACAATGCTTTTGATAATGTCAATGTCAATGCCCATGAATGGTGGCACTATTCCTAACAGTCTAAGAAGACCATCAAGAAATAAGGCAAGGACAATAGTTCCTAGAATCATGCTAATAATAGACGCATTATGATTGTGTTGCCTGATAGCAGCAGCAATCATAACCTCAACTTCCTCCTTAGAGACAGGGTGGGATGGTTTGATCTCCTCAAATCTATGTGCCATTAGATTAGTAATTTGTACCTGCTTGACTATATGTATTCATTATACATAAGTCTGTGAATTTGTCTATGTGCCTTTCAAGACATCACATCTTGTAAGATTCTTCTGTACTAATCTTAACAGGTCCTTGTTCAATTCTAATTGTTTGTGCAGGTGCAGTTTGTGCTGCCTTTTCAATTAATCTTTCCATTTGTTCTTTAGTTACACCACCACCAGCAGCACCATTAGCACCTTTCTTAGCAGTTTGAACACCAAATGTGGCTAAAACTCCGGTGAAGACACTGGCGATGAAAGTTGGATCTAGTTTTTGTTCTGGAATACCAAGTGCTGGTGGAAGTTTGATATACGCCAACGTGAGTATTCCCCCAGACCAGATAAGAATACCAAGGCGGACAAAAGTAGACAAAATTGCAAGTTGTTCTTCCTTATCATCTGTTGCCTCCTTTAATTTAGAAAATATACCTTTCTTTTTTGTTCCCTCTTCCTTAACATCCTTTACTTCATCTGGCATTTTAAGAAAGCAGCTAATAATATTTAGAAAAAAAGGGACCTAATTAGGTCCCTGATCCTTGAAATGCTGGTGTCATTAATCCACCATCTGATCCATCATCATCTTCATCTTTGCTAGCAAGAGCAAGCATAAGGAAGTATGGTGTGATGATAAACACCAATGTTTGTAACAGTGTCCAGTCGTAAGTCATGAGTCTCTAACTGCTGCACCAATAGGAATAAGCAACAGCAATGCTACTGCTATGAATCCCATCACCAGATACCAGGAATGATTTGACCTGATACTGCATATGATCCCATTGCTGCAACTACACCAAGCATAGCTGCCCAACCATTAATGCGTTCTGCTTTTTCGTTCATTGTTTTTACCCTTGAATAGATGTTTTTAAAAGTGCTTTTGAATAGTCTAGTTTTGAACTTGGTGTATTTTCATAGGTAGAGGAATCACCATATGTTTTGTGATCACTATACCCAACCATTGCTCCTTTGGTGCGTTGTAGTGCAGGCATAAAAGCAATGAAGAAGAATACCCCAGGTGCTCCAATAATAAGTGCTGCTCCAAAGATGTATCCTGCAAGGAATTCAGCAATGGTGTGATTAGCAGCCCAGGCAAACTCAGTTTGCGTCAAGAGTTCAATCATTAGATAAGTGCTGTATCCTCAAAGAATACCAAAGAAAAAGTTGCCAGTCAAGGCATATGAGGCAATGCCACAAATAAAACCGACCATTGCAGTACGACCATTCAGTTTTTCTGCCTTCTCAGCATGGGTTTCATATCCATAGCGCTCAGCAGCGGTTTGGTCAATATACATGCGTGGTTCCTTGGCCCACAGATTTTGTTGTCCAAGGTCATTTGATGTTACAGTCATTTACCTAATGTAATGATTCTTTACATACTATATATCATTTCTAAAGTTTTGTCAAGACATATTTTCTTAAGATTTCAATCTGAGGACATGGACTTACAAGTATCAGGGTTTTGTCTACAGTATTGCTTGACATACCCATGCACATCTACCTCTATGGCATGATGAGTATGTTCATGAAGCACTCCAATAAAAACTAAAATACCCACTAACATCAAATTGATATGGGTAACTGGGGAAAGCAGAATTTTTTTCATAAAAAAAGGGGTGCCGTCGCACCCCAGTATAGCATCTAGATATTGATTTTCTATCAGATCAGAAGTTGTACTTCACACCCAGTTTGCCACCCAGACCAAAGTCATCTTCATCATCAGCAGTCAGGAAGGAAACTTCACCATATACTCCCAGGTTATCACTAACAGGCAGTCCAAGACCAGCCTTGCCAGAGAATTGGGTATCAGACTCTTCGCCATCAACTGCTACAATCGCAGGACCTGCCTGGACATAGTATGAAGCAGAATCACCCAGATTGCCTTCATAACCTACGTGAAGGTCAGTGGTGGCACCAGAATAATCATCACCTACCCAACCTGCATTGGTTTCTACGTTAACGTAGGGTCCTGCAATAGCAGCACCAGCAAACAGGGGAGCAGCAGCAATTGTAGCGAGAACAGATTTGATCATTAGAATTTACCTCGTAATTTTTACTTGTGGAATGGTTACCCACAGATGAAAAGAACCTCGACAAGGTTCTGTTTGTATCCTTTTATTACTTTAATTACTGAAAGACAAAAGGTTAAGTATTTATACTAGCAGAACTATGGAGGTCTGTCAAGTGTGTTGGGTAATCACCCCTTATTACCTGAAGACTCTGCGACTCTACCCAGATATGGGTCA